CTTCCGGATTGGGCCCGAGGATGCGCAGCGCCGCGATGTCGTCGGCCATGCCGCCGATATGCGCCATCATGGCGTGGAACGGCGATTGGTGCGCGCCGACGGCCTCGGCGACCTGCAGCCAGCTCTCCGCGTCTTTCCAAGCGAAGAAACGTCCGGCGTCGCGCGCATTGGCGACCATGCGCTTGGCGGCGGGCGCGCCGCTCGGCAGATCGGGCCGACCCGATGGCAGATAATTCGGGTTGCCGTTCGACGAGGCGACATCGAACACGCGATCGAGCAGATCCTCGAAGCGCCGGTCGGAGAGCGGCTGCTTGGTGAGATAATCGATCATGTCGGAGCGATCGACGCGGGTGCGCACGAAGTCCTTGAATGCATCGCGCCCCATGGCATTGAGCTTGGCTGGATCGAGATCGGGGTTGGGCAGGCGCCAGGTCTTGCGCGCCGGGAGAAGGCCGCCGGCTTCCTCGAATTGCCGGCGCAGATTTTCGGCCGCCGTGATGAAGGCCTTGGCCGCGGCGAGCGCCGCCGGCGGCACATCGGTGCGGCCGTAGAGCGCGCGCAGCACGTCGAGCTCGCGGGCGACTTCGGCGCGAAAGCCCAACGCCTTCGGCCGCAGGTACTCGACAGCGTCGGCGAACACCGCATGCGCCTGGGCGCGAATGGCGCGCGCCAGATAATGCACGTTCTGCCAGTCGGCGATTTCCCAGGGATCGCGCGCCAGCAACGAACGGAAGGCGAAGCCGAGCGGCGTTTGCGTCGCCTTGCCGAGCGTCGGCGGCGCCTTGTTGCCGAAACCGAAGTCGCCCGGCGTGGCGCGCAGCGCATTGACCTTGGCCTCGTAGGACCGCGCGGCGCGCAGCACGTTGGCTTGCGCGACGATGGTGCCGGCGAGGATGTCGGCCTCGCGCTTGGCGTTGTGCTTGGCCTCGATCGCGGCTTGGATTGCCGCCTTGCGCAGTTCAATCGGATCGTCGTTGATGGCGATGTCGTGCTCGGCCTCGAATTGGTCGATCAGATCCATGAGCGCCTTGCCGGCACGGGCCGCGACCTTGCCGGCGCGGATTTTGGCCGCGAAACATTTGCGCGCGCTCATGCGGCGGTCTCCTCCTCGGCGATGCCGCCGAGACACGCTTCGAGCTCGCGCACGGCGGCGAAATTGTCCTTGAGCTCGGCAAGCGCTTGCGTCGCCGAGACGCGCCGCGCGGCGTCGCCCTCGCCGAGCTCGATCTCGAAATCGCCGCCGGCGTCGGCGAGTGCCCGCGCCGCATCGGCCGCGACCTGCTCGTTGCCGAGCTTGAGTTGTTCGCCGGCGCGGTCGCTTTGTCGATCGCCGCGCGCTCCCTGCGTCGTCAATCGTGCCGCCGCCTGTTCGGCTGGCGTCTTGGCTGGCTCGCCCAGCGGCCGGCGCGACAGCGGCGCGGCGCGCGTCGGCCACTCGTCGAAGACCGCGGACTCGGGCTTGGCGGAGCCCTCGACCTTGTTGTGCGGATAAGGTTTGGCGTAGAGATCCGGCGGCGGATTTTTCGGCACGCCCTCGCGCTCGGTGCGGCCGTCCCAATGCGCCCACAGCGCGTTGACCTCGTTGACATCGATGCCGTGCGCCCGGTACCAGGCGTCTTCGGCCGGCTCGGCATAGCCGTGGTGCGCTACCTCGTAGATGGTGTCGAGCTCATCGGGCGTGAGCGCGCGCCCGAGCTCCGCCGCCTTCGCGGCAATCATCCGCTCCATGACGAAGCGCTCGACCTGCTCGTGGATGTTGGCGGGGACGGCCGGATCGAACGTCACGCCGGAGACCTCCGCCATGCGCGGTAGATGGCGATCGATGTGCGTCGTCGGATCGTCGGCGTTGGCCGAGGCCCCGGCCAGGTACGGCACGTCGTGGCTCGCGTCGATGGTCGGCGCCTCGATGCGCGTGCGCACCGTCGGCTCATTGAGAACGGCGTCGACCTCCGGCCGGCCGGTCATGACGACGCGGCTTTCCAGCGTATCTCCGGCCGGCGCCCCGGCGCGGTCCGCAGCGTGGATCGGCAGCTCGCGCGTGGCATCGAAGACGTTGCCCGCCTCGACCGCGCGAGCGATGGCCTCGAGCTGCGCCGGATCGGCTGGCGCCATGACATGGTCGCGGTCGGCAAGATGCGCAGCGGCATCGAAGTCGGCCGGCGATACGTTGACGGCCGGCGGCAGCTCGGCTGGCGCGCGGTTGCGCAGCGCCCAGGCGGCGCCGCGGTAGAGCGCACCGAGGACCGCCGTGGTCGCCGCGGCGCCGCCCGCCGTTTCGGCCACGTCTTTGAGCGCCGGCCCAAGACCGCTGTCGAGCCCAAGCTCCCGGCGATTGGCCTGGATGACTGGCTCTTGGATCGCCTGGCCAGCGCCGGCGATCAGCGCCTGGCGCGCCAGCGTGGTTATGACGCCGCCGCCTTCCGGACCGCCGACGGCCATGAGCGCGACATTGACCGGATCGACGACTTGGCGGGCGACGCCGGCGAGCCAGGCGGTCGCCAGGCCGGAGAGCCCGTAGGTGCGGCCGGCGACATCGGCGGCATCGCTTTCGATCTTGGCCGCCGTGTCGGCGGCGCGCGATCGGATATCGAGCAAGGGCGCGAGCTCAGCCTGCTGATCCTTCGGCAGGTCCGCGGCCATCCGGGCGATGAGCGCCGCCTTGCCGTCGAAGCCCGGCGCGCCGAAATAATCGAGCCCGCGCGCCTTGGCGGCGGCTGGCAGCGGCCCGAGCTTCGCGGTCGCCGCGTCGACCAGATCATTGAACGCACCGGCGAGCGGCGCGCCGGAGCCGGTGAACGTGTCGAGGCCGGCGGCGTTCCAGTTCGCCTGCCAGATGGCACCGAGCGTCGCTGGCGGCGCAGCACCGCGGCGCGTGGCGAGCTCGGCGCCGTAGGCGGCCGCGTCGGCGTCCCAGTCGGCCATTACTGCGTCGCGAACGCCGCGCGCGCGCGCGCTTCGCGCGCCCCGGCGGTATCGCCCTCGGTGATCCGGTTCTTGGTGGCGGCGGCGGCCTTGAGCTCCGCCATGTCGAACACCAGTGGCTGCGGCAGCTCGCCGGCAGTGAAGTACGGCGCGAAGCCATCACGCGCGCTCGGATCGGCAACACCGACCCAATACCGGCTCGAGCCCGGCGCCTGCTGCTTGAGGATGGCGTTGTCCGCGATCGTGCGCGCCGTGACTGGCTGGCCGCTGCGATCGTAGGCGCCGCCGGCGCGCGCGACATCCTTGTCGTCAAGGCCGTCGAGGATGGCAGCAAACTGGCCAGCCTGCATGCCGGGCGGGGCGGCGACCTGCAGCCCATTGCGCACGGTGAGCCGACCGGCGACATCCTCGACCGCCTGGCGCACGCCTGAGGTGTCATCGACGTCATAGAGCGCGCCGCGGGCATTGCGGCGCGCCGCATCGAGATAGAGCGCGGCCTGCACCACGGCGTTCTGCTGATCGGCACTGGGATACAGTTGGGTTTTCAGGATGCCGGCGATCGCCGGCCGCAGCGCCTTTTGGCTGTCGGCTGTCTCCTTGGATTTCAGCAGCGCGGCGCCTTGCAGCATTTGCTCGGCGAGATCGGGTCGCGTCGCGGCGAAGCGGCCGACGATGGCGGCCCCCGGCGTGTCGCCGGTCACGGCCTTGATCGTGTCGTCATAAGCCGCCTGCGGCAGCGTCTCGGCAAGCGCACGCAGCAACTGGAATTGCTCCGGCGGCGACGCGCTGGCGTAGCGCTGTTTCAGGCTGTCCTGCTCGGCCGGCGTCAAGGCCATCGCGGTGCCGCCATAGAGCTTTTGCGCCATGACGGCCTGGCCGCCGCGCGCGGTGAGCGCGGCGCGAAATCCCGGGTCGTTGGGATCCGCGGCGGTATCGAGCGGCACGTTCTTGGCCAGCCCGGCGCGCACGAGGAGCGATGTCGGATTGTTGGTGCGCGCGGCATTGATGGCGTCGCGCGTTTTCTGCATGACCTCGAGCGCCCGCTGATCGTCGGCCGAGAGGTTGGCGCCCGGCGTGCGCGCTTGCGCCACGGCGGCATCGACCGCGGCGTTCATGGCCGCGAACGGCATGCGGTAGAGGCGGTCGATCTGCGGCTTGAGCGACAGCGCGAGATCAAGCTCATGCAGCCGGCGCGCGGCCTCGACATCGCCACCGGCGGCGGCGTTGCTCTGCGCGGTCCGAAACGCCGCGATGCGCTCGGCGCTGACATCGACACCGTCGGTGACAAGCTTGGGCACCGGGTCGGTGGCGCCCTCGACCGATGCGACCTGGTCGAGCACTTTTTGGTCGCGCGCGGCTTGCGCCTGAAGCTCGCTGCCGAGCGCGGTGCCGAGGTGATAACGCCCGGCCGGCGAGACACCATAGGCGTCGAGCGGCGCCCGCGCCTTGGCGTAGATGCCGGCGATGTAGTTTCGCGTCTCCGGAAAATCGACCACCGACAGGATTTGCGCCGGCGTCGGCGATGGTCCGAATTTCGCAACCGCTTCGGCCTGCCAGCGATCGGCGTTCTTCGGTCCGGCGTTGTAGGCGGCGAGCGTCAGCGGCACGTTGCCGCCGTACTTCCCAGCGAGATCGGCAAAGCCGAGCTTGCCGATGTCGACCGCGACGGTCGGCAGATCCATGAGCTTGGCGGTGAGCTCCTGGTCGGACAGCTTGCTGATGTCGCCGAGCGCCGCCTGTTCGGCCGCTGGCAGCCGCGTGGCGTAATCGCGGGCAAAGGCCGGCGTGATTTGCGCGATGCCGAAGGCGCCCTTGGCGTTGGGCGGCTGGTTGACGCCGCCGCTTTCCGCCGGCACCACGCCGCGCTCGAACAGCTCACCGATATGCGCACCGTCGACGAACTGCCCGGCGATCAGGCTCGCGACATAGGGCCGCCCAGCGACGACGCCGCGCGCGCGCTCGATCGCATCCTGGTCAACCTTTTCGCGCGCCGTGTTGAGATAGGTTTCGCGCTCGGCCGGGCTGAGGTGGACGAAATCGTTCGGATCGGCGAGCCGCGCCGCGGCGATGCGCGGGTCGGCGGCGATCGCGGCGATGGCGTCAGCGTGGTCGACGCCGGCGCGGAAGCGCTGCTGGAGGTCGGCGCCGCGTTGCGTCGAAATCCAGCCGGCATTGATCCCGGTCGCGATCAGCGCATCGTTGCGATCGACCGCCGATTGCCGTGCCGCTGGCGTCGCCGCGGTCGCCGCGGCAGTCTGGTTGAGGCTCGATTGCGTCGTATAATCGGCTTCCCACTTCTGGGTGCCGCGCAAGAGCGCGGCGTTCTGCACCTCGTGCGCCGCCGGGATGGTCGCTAGCGTGAAGTGCTGTTTGATCTTCGCCGCGGTCTCCGGGTCGAAATCGTATTGGCCGAGCGTGTCGGCCTGCAGCTTGGCGACGTTATCGCTGAATTGTTGCGGCGCGTTCTGCCAATCCTGGTTCTGCACCGCCGCGGTTTTTTCCTTGTCGAGCCCGACCAAATAATCGGTGACGGCGGTGGTGGCGTTGGCGGCCTTTTTCGCGTTGGCGAGCGTGGCAAAGAAATTCTGCGCGGCATCGCCGAATTGGCCGACGGCTTTGGCGACCTCGTTCGGCAGATGCGGGATTTCGGTGGGACGCAGATCGACGCGCGGCGCCGGCCCGAGGGTTTCGCTGGCCTCGTAGGCCGGCGCGCCCGGGCGGCCGGCAAGGTTGGGGACGACGACCTCGGCCATGGGCTAGCCCCCGAAGCTTGCCGGCTGAAACATGCTGCTGACGAAATCACCGCCGGCGCTGGCAAACGAACGGGCGGCGCCCATCAGCGCGTTCCATGGCGCGCCGTGATCGGCGGTGAGGCCCTGCAGGACGGAGGTCGCGGCACCCACGATCCCGGCAATCACGTCTTGGGTCGATTGCATGCCGAATGACGCGGCTTGGCCGACCGCGCCGGCGCGCTGCGCCATGGTGCCGGCCGCGGTCATGAGCGCTTGCGCATTGCCGAGCTCGGCCTTGGCGCCGATCAGGGCGAGATCGGTGGCGCCCTGGCTGGCGGAAAAGCCCTCGAGCAACAGCGGCGAGCCGGAGGCCGGGTTGAGACCCGAGGCCGCGAACTTGCCGGTCTCGGCGCCGAGCGTGCGGTTGATCGCCGCCACCGTGCGGCTTTGTTGCAGCGCGCCCTCGTCGAGCGACAGCTTGCCCTCGGCGGCCTCGAGCGTCGCCTTGTTCTGCAACAGCGCGGCATTGGAATTGGCGATGCTTTCCTGCAACTGCGCGAGCTGCGAGCCGGCGAAGCCCGCGCCGAGCTTCGAGATGGCCGAGAGCGCCGTCGAGCCGAGCATCAAGAGGGTGAGCGGGTCCATCGCTACGGTTTCTCGGTGACGACGATATCGGGATCGATGCCAACCAGCGTATAGGGCATGGTATCGGAGCCGCTGATCTCGACCACGCATTCGTCGGCGAGCGGCGCGTCGAGACCCGGCGGGCGCTTGATGCCGTTGCGCAGCGGGATCGGCTGCCCGAACGTCAAAATCCCGTCCTCGTCGAGCGCCTCGGGGACGGTCGGATTGTCGTCGGGGTTGACGACGATGGCGCCGCCGGCGGCGTTCACCTCGCGCAGGATGACGTGATTGGCTTTCTGCTTGTCGCCGGCGGTCGATCCCGCCGGCGTCGACAGATCGAGCGGCAGGGTGCGGATGCGATAGGCGATCGGCAGGCCGGCGACGGCATTGCTGGCCGGCCGCGGCAAAGCGAGCGTGCCGGTCGCCGACACTGTCGGCAGATTGTCCGGATCGAACATCATGCAGCCGTCGGCATGGACATTGACCTGGGCACCGGCGAGGTGAGCGAGCCCGGTCAGCATCAGCGTTGGCGCGCCGCTATATTGCAAGGCGCAGTCGAGGAACCAGGCGCCGGTCGCGTCGGGCGCGAAGAAATTGGTGGGCTGAAAGAACGGCTGCATCAGCTCGACGAATTTTTGCACCGTGCCGTTGATGGTGCGCGTCGTGAACAGATACGTCAGGCTGCGGCCCTCATCGTTGGCGGGGATCGTCGCCACGTAAGTCACGGCGCTCTGCGTCGCCGCGTGCTGCGGATGCCGGTGCCAGCCATTGACCTGCTGGTCGCGCATGAAGGTGTTGCCGACCAGCAGCCCGTTCTTCGTCCAGGCCCAACTGATGCGGTTCGGGTCCTGTTGCCGCGATACGCCGAGCGCGCCGCCGCCGACGCGGCCGAGGATGTGCCGTGCGGTGACGGTGAGCTCCTCGACGGCGTATTGCGGCATGAAATAGCTGTAGGCCAGTTGCATGAACAGCAGGCGATCGCGGGCGCGATTGATCACCATCAGGCCGCTCTCGCCGGTCGCCGGAATGTGCTGCGCCGAGCCTTCCTGGTGCGAGACATAGGGCGAGAGATTTTGGATGGTGATTGCCGAGAGAATGTCCTGGCCGACCAGCACCCATTCCTCGTCACGCGTGCCGGTGCCGAGGTAAAGGCCGCCCATGAACCACTCGATCCAGGCCAGCGAGCCGGACGGCGAGATCAACTGCCCGGCGATGGCGCTCTGCGACGAGGTCGGATCGACGATGTCGTGGTTGTTGAAGGTGCCCGGCTGCGTGAACCAGAATTTGCTTTGCCGGCCGGTGACCAAGCTGTTGCGGATGATGGCGCCGCGGTTCGGATAGCCCTTGATCGCGTCCCAGGCCGACGGCCACCAGTTCGCCGTGGCGGTCACCGTGACGCTGTCGGGCAGCCGCTCGATCACGGTGGCAGTCGCTTGCGTCGGCGAGACGACGGCGGTGATCAGCACGAAGCCGCGGTCGCGATGCACATAGAGCCAATCGACGCCGCCCTGGCCGGACAGCACCGCGCCCGCGGTGTGCACCGGCGGCGTGGCGCCCGCGTTGCCGGCGGTGAGCGCCTGGTAGACGTTGCCGTTGTAGCGGCGCAGCACCGGAGTGCCGCCGGCGGTGAACTGGGTCCAGGTGATCTTGCCGACATCGACATTGGTCGGCGACGCGAAGGAAAACGCCACCCACAGATAGCTGAAGGTCGAGAGCGCGTCGGTCGCGTACAGCGTCGCGGTCGAGGCTTGGTTGGCCACGCCGCCGAATGTGACGGTGGCGAGCTGCACGCCGTCGGTGGCATTGGCTGGCAGATGATTGCCGCCGTAGAGCGTCAGCGTGCCGGAGATGCCGCTGCCGAAGGTCTTGCCGCTGCCGGCGGAGACCGTCACAGAATAGATGGCCTGCGGTGTCGTGAAATTCTCGCCGATATAGGCGACCGCGGTGCCGTTCTGCGTTGCGTCCGATGGCGTGCCGGCAAACGGCCCGGCGAGGTTCGCCATCGAGCCGATCTGGCCGGCGCCGGCTGGCAGCGCCTGGGTCGGCACGGCAATGGCTTCGTCGGCGGCCCATTCCGGCGTTTGCGACAGGTCGCTCTCGTCGAGCCGCCACACCGAGCCGACATGCCCGGCCTGAAAGCCGTTCGGCACCGTCGCGGCCGCCGCCGCGAACGCCGCCGACGCGGTGAGCGTGATAATCCCGGTGACGCCGCTCGCCACCAGCGTCTGTGCCGGATCGAGGTTCTCGGTGTCGACCGGCGCGATGCAGCCGCCTTGCGGCGGTACGCTCGCCGGGATCGCCACATAGGGCGCAAGCGTCCAGGAATTGTCCGCATTGCGGGTGAGCACCTGCGGCGGATGGCCATCGCAGAACAGATAAACGACGTTGCCGGACGTGGCGTAACGAAGATTGGAGATGCCGGCGATCGCGGCGCCTTGGCCGCCGAGATCGGCGTCGGTATAGGGCACGGCGACGGTATAATCGCCGCCGGCCGGCGCCTGCACCACGCCGTTGTTGAGAATGAACTTGGCGATGCCGCCGCCGATGACGATCAGATAGGCGTTCGAGCCGGAGCCAGCGAAGCGGAATGGAATGCCGACATAGGTGTACGCCGGGTTCAGTTGCAGCACCATTTGCGTGCCGGGGCGCCGGGTCACGCCGCCTTCCAACAGCGTCACCATGTTTTCGAGGAACCAGCAGCCGTTCTGCGTCTTTTGCAGGTCGGCGCGACCGCGCAGCTCAGGCGATACCTCGCCGGCCGAGAACGAATTCCGCGCCACCTCGACATCGAAGGGCATTTACCAGCCCCCGGTGCGCCAACCGCGGCCGATATAGCGCGATCGGACCCACGAGGTTTCGCGGGAGACATGACGCGGGCTTTCCTCGCGGCTGTCGGTGCGCGCGGCGTCGTCGATCGTTTCCATCGCTGCGGCGTGCATGGCAGCGCCCGCGTTGATGTCGCGCGCAATCGCCGGAGCAAGTTTGCTCGCCAGCTCCTGCACGAACGCCGTCAGGTAGTCCGGCGCCCACAGCCGCACGATGTCGATGCGCCGCGTGTAGTTCACCAGCGGCTGATCCATGTTGGTGACGACCACCATGGCCGTCGGCGGCACGTCGCTTATGCCGACATTGGCCGCTTCGATATCCCATTCGCGATCGGCGAGCGGCTGGTTGGTCAGGCTTTCGAGCTCGGCGATGATGTTTGGATCGGTAATCGAGATGCCGGTCGTCGCCGATGTCGTCGGCTGATAGCGCACGACATCGCGCACCTTCAGGCAATCGTCCGGCATGATGAAACGGTTCTTCAGCCGGCCGAGCGCGGCGATCGGGCTTTGCGCCGGCACGTACCAGGCGGCGCAGAAGCCCCAATCGTGCTGCCGCTGCGTGGCGTCGCGCACCGTGCCGTACCATTGCTGGCAGCGCCGCGCCCGCGCGGTGTTTTCGTCGAAGCTGCCAATCGGCGGCTCGCCGATTTCGGCGAGTGCCAGATTGGCAGCCTCAAGCGCAGTCTGGGCCCGGTAGGGCATGGCGACGCGCGGGGCGTTACTTGCGGTCGAAGTATTTGAGCACGAACTGCAAGGTGCCGGCGGCCGAGGGGCCGGTATTGACCGTACAATAGACTTCGACGACGCCGCCGGGATCGAGGGTGAGCCCGAGCAACTGAAACACCTGCTGCTCATAGTTCGTGACCGACACGGCCTGCACCAGCGAGAACGACGCCGCGGTGTGCCAGTCCTGCGCCGAGACCAGCGCCGCCGGCGCCGCCGCCCAAGTGCCGAGCGGATTGGCGACCTGCGGATTGGCACCGAAGCCGCACGACATCGAGGTGAGCCCGGTGATGCCGGAGCCGTACACCAGCGATGATGGATCGATCACCGCGTTGGTCGGAATGAAGCCGACGTGATAGATCGAATTGGCGCTATCGGTCGAGTTGACGGCGATGGTCGAGAGGATCGCCTTTGCATGCGCCGCAGCGAAAATCTCGTCGACGGCGACCGGGTTGGTCGCGGTGTTTTTCGGGTTGACCTCGCCTTGGCCGTAGGTGTTGACGACGGCGGCGACCGCGGCCGAGCCGAACAGAGCGGTGGCGAGCGCGAGCGCGCCAAGCAGAACTTTCAGATTGCGCATGTGAAGTTGCTCCATTGCTGTCGTGGAAGGGACGGAGGCGGCGCGCCGCCTCCATTTCAGCTCATCAGCCGTTGATGCCCGCCGGCGCTTGCGCGTTGCCGATCTGAACCACCTTGGCGTCTTCCGACCGCGTCGCGCCGAACCAGTTTTCGAGGTAGCATTGGATGCGGAATTTCTTGCCCGGCGACGGATCGGCGTAGGAGGCGAGCGGATCGAAATCGCCGTAATACATGCCGGACTTGCACCACACCGTGCCGAGATAATCGGCGCCGGCGTCGCCGGTAACAGCGGGGCCGGTGATGTTCTCGTAGGAGACGATATCGACGCCGGCGACGCGGTTGACCGTGCGCGTGTCGGTATCGAGCACCGCCATCTTCTTGTAGTCGGTGTTGATGGTGAGGATGTCGTTGTAGAGCTCTTCCATCCCTTGTGCGTTGATGGCGGCCCACAATTCCTCGTAATCGACCTCGACATACTGCTGGCGGAAGATGCGCTTGGCGCGCTGCAGCTTGCGTGTGTTCATGCCGGTCGCGGTGGCGCCGTCGGCGGAGCCGACGGTGTTCGGCACGTAGCGATTGGCATTGGCGCCGCTCTGGCTCACGAAGGTGTTGCTCCAGGGCTGCACCGTGGTGCCGTCAAGGCCGATGATGCGGCTGCCGAGGATCGCGGTCGCAAACACCAGATCGCGGGCACGGACGATGGCGGCGGCGCCGCCCTGCACATAGGGGCTTTCGTAATCGGTCAACGCCTTGATGTAGTCTTCCTTCTCGATCAGCTTGCCCCACTCGAGCTGCGTCGGCTGCACCCACACCGGCTCGTGGTTGGCGTCGATATTCGGCGTATCGCCGCCGCGAATGCCGTTGACGATCGCGGTGGTCGGCTCGACGAGATCGAGCACCATTTTTTGCCGGCCCTGCAGATCCGGCGCATAGGTGAAGCCCATTTCGAAGCGCGATTTGCGCTGCTGCACGGCGAGCAGCACAAGCCGCGAATATTGCAGCTTGTAGGTATCGGAGACGGGACCGGCCATGGCCGTGATCCTCCTGTCGAATGACGGTTCGGGTTCATTCGGCGGAGGGTGCGGCGGCCCTGACGGACCGCGGGCCTCGACCTATCGGTAAGCCTGCGATCGGCGCGACGGCTTTCGTCGCCTAGCAGCCGGGCCCTGCGGGCAGGGGTGCGGGCGATGGCGACGTTAATCGCGCCGCGGCCGCGTCAACCGATCCAGAAGAAACCCTCCCCGTTGGGACGGGGAGGGCGAGTTGGGACCGCGGGGAGGAAGGGAACGCGGCCCGGTCCTTTCAGCGCCGGCCGGGGCGGTTGATGTTGTTCGGATTTCTGGCGGCGAGATCGGCGAGCTTTTGCCAGCGCGCCTTGTAATCGGCGTTCTGCGGGTGCCGGCGGTCCATGAAGATTTTCATAAAGGCGTCGTCGCCTTCTAGGCGACGCAGTTCAGCCTCGGCCGCCGCCGGCGAAGCTGGCGCGCCGCCGGTGCCATCGCTGGCGACCAGATTGCCCTCGCCGAGTTTTTCGCCGAGCGTGATGCCGAGCTTCATGAGCCGCGGCGAGCCAATGACTTTTTCGATCTCGCTGGCGTCGTCGGCGCCGATGCCGAGCGCGCGGAAGGCACGCACGGCGAGCTCCTTCTTCGCCTCGTAATCCTGGCCGAATTCCTTGCGCATCGTCGCCTCGAGCTCAGCCACCGCCTTCTGGCCCTGGCTCGCGGTCTCGGACAGCCGAGCATTGACGAAGTCGCTCAAGTCTTGCATCAGCCCTTCGGCCATAGCGGGCGGCACGAACCGCTTATGCGCGGACTTGACGAAGGCATCGAACAGCCCCTCGTCGTGCTTGCCATTGTTGGGCTGCGCCGGCGGCTTGATCTTGGCGCCGTATTTGCCGACGTCCGGATCATAGCCGAAGACCGATAGGCCTTCCCATTCGCCGAGCTTGGCGAGATCCGGCTTGGCGACCACGTTGCGATCGCGCGCCATGCGATCGGACAGCGCGCCGCTGTCGAGCGCCGCCTCGAGCGAAGGAAATTTTTTGCCGTCGAGCCATTGCAGCGTCTCCGGCTTAATCTTGTCCTTGAACGGCTGATAGAACGGGTCGCCGCCACCGCCAGCGCCCGGACCGCCGCCACCGGTCGTGGCGCCGCTCTCAGCACCGCCGCCGCCGCCGCCCTCCGCTGCATAGACCGGCAGGCGCAAATGACTCCTAACCAGCATGGTCCGCTCCTTGTGGCAATCGCACCTGAATGTCGGCGAGGTCGGCCGGATTGATGCGCGCTAAATCAAAAATCTCGCGCGCCGCGCGGCGGCGGCCCTCGATGATCATGATCTCGTCGGGATCGTTGGACGGCGCTGGCTCGTAGAGGAAATTGCGCATGGCGATGTCGGCGAGCGCCTTGGCGCCGATCGCGGCATACTCGGCGGCGACCTGTTGGCGGAAAAATCGATCCGGCCAGGCGACCGCAAACCAGCGGCTGATCCAGGCCTTCATTGCGTGCGTCCCTGCGCCAGCGTCTGCGCCTGATCGGCGTGCGCCACCGTGGCGTGGATGTTGGCGGCCTGCTCGGCGGCCTGCAGCTTGGCGAATTGCTGCTGCACGGCGGCGCGCTGTGCCCGCGCGGCATCGCGCTTGCGCGGATCAACCAGCAAGGTCGGATCGGAGGTGAAGCCGTCGTGGACGACCGCGACCCAATTATCGAGATCGACGTTGTCAAGCACATCGGGGCGGCCGGCCTGGGCGACCGGCAACAGCGCGCTGAGAAACTGCAGCGCGCCCTGCGCCTCGTTGACCTTGAGCATTTTCGACAGCGGCGAGCCGTATTTCACGGCGAGCGGGCGGCCGACGAGCTCGGGCGGCGGTGGATCGCCATCGAACAGCCCGGCGCGATCGAGCATGTTGAAGCGTCGCGCCACCAGCACGGTGAGGCCCTCGTTCTGCACCCGCACCAGGCCGGGGCCCATGAGCTGCAGGTCGAGTTGTTTGAGGCCGAGGAATTCCGTCGCCGTGACCTGCGGGCGCTGCGCGATCAGTTGCGACAAGCCCCAGCGAAACGCCTGGCGGATGAGGTTGCGCTTTGCCTCGGCGACTTCAAGCGTGACCGGCAAGTTCTGATTGCGCTGTAGAACGCCGAGGATTTGCTTGCCGTTCTCCTGGTTCATGGTGCCATAGAGGATGGCATTCGGCTCGATGTCGGCGGCGAGCAGCTTGGCCTTCTCGGTCGCCAATAACGGCGGCTCGGCGGCGAACTGCGCCGCCACCAGGTTGGAGCGCTCCATTTCGTTGAGCATGGCGATGTCGGCGCGCGCGGTGTGGCCCGGCCCGGTCGGATAGGGCCGGCCGGAACGCCGCTTCCAACCTGGCGCCGCATAGGGGAATTCCCAGTAGCCCTGCGCGATGTAAAAATCTTTCAGATCGGGCGAGACATAGCCGGCGGCGAACGGCATGCCGGCGCGGCCGAGCTTGCCGCGCTGATACTCCGGGTTCGGCCACACCGCATGCACGAACACCGCGCGGTTGTCGTCGCGCATCAGCTCGATTGCCTTGTCGCCGGGCCATTTGGCCTTGGCCTGGCGTCCGGTGAGGCTGAACTCGCGGTGATAGGTGTCGACCGCACCGGCGGCGTTGCGATCGATGAAGCTTTCATTGATCGGGATGGCGCGATCGTTGAATGCGCCCTGACCGACCACCTCGTCGCAGTAGAAGCCGGACCAGCCGAACGCGCCGATGTGGCCGTAGAAATCCGGTATCTCGGCATAGAATGCCGACACCGCGGGGGTGAACGACGCGAGCACCTGATTGGAGCGACGCCACAGCCACGCCTTGACCGGCTGATACTTGTCGAGCTCCTCGTCGCCGGTCGACAGATCCATCCAGCGGTTTTGCGGATTGGTCGCGTTGGTGAAGAAGCCGCCCTCGAAATCGTCGAGCGCGAGCAGCGGCGAGATGTCGTAGATCGGGCTGTCGTCGCGGCGGCGCTGGATGTGGGCATCGAAATCGCGATCGTCGGGACGGATGAGCGCCGCGATCTCACGCCAGTGCGGTTCCTCGATGGCGCGGACCTCTTTCATCCGGCCATGCCGCTCCAGGATGAACTCGCGGTATTCCCTCACTTGCCGGTCTCATTCGGCCAATTCCACCAGCGTTTGCGGCTGGCGTTTTTCGGATCGAGCTCGCTCTTGTGCGGAATGCGCTCGGCGTCGAGCACGCCGTAGGGCGCGAAGACCTTGAGCGTCACGCCGGCTGGCCCCAGCGCCGTGACGATCGCGGCGTAGGGGCCAATGCCGAGCTGCGGGTTTTGCGCGCGCGTCTCGTCGAAATAATGCACGCTCGCGCCGATCTCCGGCCGCCGATGGCGCGGCATGGGCGGCACGGCCGGCGCGGTCTCCGATTTAGCGTTCACGATCACTCCTCCGGTTTCGGGCTGGGCAACGCGTTCGGCACCGGCGCCGGCGCTGGCGCCATGCCCGGCAAGGTGAGGCCGGTCTTGTTGGCCTCATCGAGCAGGCCGCGCGCGGCGATCAGCGCAATGCCCGAGAGCATGCGCTCCATCATCGGGCGATCGGTATCGACGACGTTGGCCTGCAATTGCTCGCGCAAGCCGCCGTCGACGTGCTGAAACGCTTTCGCCTTTGGCTCTGCCATTGTCGGGTTACTCGCGATTGCGGGGTTGCTGGCGCGGCGATCAGCGCTGACCGTTGCCGGCCTGATCGTTGCCGCTTTTGGGCGGTGTCCCGCGGTCGGCGTGCTCGCGGTCGGCGATCGCGGTGTCGAGGACGTTTTTGGCGAGTGGCAACAGCGCGCGCAGGAACGTCTCGAAATGACTGACCGTCACTTCGTCGAGCGCCGCGCGCGCTTGTTTGAGAGTTTCGAGCGGAAACTCTTCGGCAAAATCTGTCGGCATTGTTCGCTCCTCTTCTGGTGTGTCTCTGTCAGGCGCCCAACAAAACCTTGGTGGCGACGGTCGGCGCAACCGCCGGCGTGTTGCCGAACGACCAGGCTGCGCCAGTGGTGGCGAGTAGCTTGCGCATCTGATCGCGATTGGCGGCGAGCGCCGACGGGTTGTCGAGCACCGGCAGCGACGCTTTGGTGGCGTCGCTGATCGCCTTGGTCAGGGCTGCGCTCGCCGCGTCCGATGAGGCCGTCGCGTCTTGTTGCGCTGCTTCTTGCTGCGCGATCAGGCCACCGGTGCCGGGCGGCGTAAACGCGCGCGCAATCGCGCCACCGATGTCACACATCGATGATCCCCGCCTGCGGATCCGGGTTGAGCCAGGCGAAATGCACGAAATCCTCGCCACGTTTGCCCTGACGATAAGCCAGGCCCTCCTCGGTAAACCCTACGGATTTGAGCCAGACCCGGCTTTTCTGGTCGGCGGCGGCGGCGGTGAATTCGACCCGGCGGAACTTGCCGAGCACGTGCGGCACGAAAAAGCCGTGCCACCAGCGATAGCCCGATAGCGTCGTCAGCGGCGCATCGGCACGCGCCGCCCAGATCATGCCGCCGAGCCCCGGCCCATAGGCCAGAACGCCGACGATCGCGAACGGCAAGTCGCGGACCATGGCGTAGAGCGGCGCCGGGCGCCCATTGGCGCGCAAGACGTCACGCACGGCGATGAGCTCGGCGGCGAGACGGTCGGGATCGTCGTGCCAGGCGGTCGCCGTCATTTCCGCGAGCCGCTCGGCGGCGAGGCCCGCAAACACGTGCCGGATCGCGTTATCGCTCGCCGCGACGACGATCATGCGCGCCGCCGCAGCGGGTTGTAGCGGCCAGCCTCGCGCGCTTGCTGGCGCCGCCGATTGAGGTCGCGGACTTGCTCCGAGGTGCGCTTGGTCGCCGCATCCGTGCCCCAGGCGAGCGCGCCGTATTGCAGGGCATCGTGCGGATGGCTGTCGCGCGTCTTTTCGATCCGCGCCAGGTCGTTGGTGCCGCGCGTGCGCGCGTAGTGATAGGTTTGGTTGAAGCCGCGCCGCAGCGCTTTGCATGAAGGGTCGACGATGAGCCCCGGCCGTCCGTTTTCGAGCGTGCGAGCGAGGTAGGCTTTGACCGCCTCGATGCGGCGCCCCGGATCGTTGGTGTCCGCGCTCATGACGGTGCGGCCGAGATACTCGCTCAACCGCGCCCGATCGGATTTTTCGGCGGTGTCTTCGCCGGCGGCCATGGCCGGATCGCAGAAGTCGGCAAATTCGCAGCCGCGAAAACGCTGCGCCTCGAGCTCGAGCATGGCATCGGCCAATTCGCGCATGCCGCCGCGCTCGAGCACGATCTCGGCGAGGATGCGGCCTTGGCGGCCGACCACCTGCGAATAGATGGCAGATGGCGTCAAGCCGCCATCGACACCGACGACCACCGGCAGCATCCGCGTCACCTCGATCGGCACGCGCGCCATATTGCGATCGTCGTCGAATTCGGCGTAGACGACATCGACATCGCGGGTGAAGCCGGGCTTGGCGTGCACCATGCGCCTGACCCACCAGGGGCGGTGCGCGTTCACCCGCGCCGAATTTTCGTAATATTCGCGGCCCATGACCTTGATGTTTTCGGCATTGGATTCGAGGCCGCCGGGCTGGCGAAACAGCACATAGCCGTCGCGCGGCGTCTCGTAGAAATCGCGGTAGCAATAGTTCTCGATATCGGGCGCGTTGGCGTCGCCGAAGATGCGGCCCGCACGCTTGATCACCGCGCGCGGCG